GGAAATTTCGCCACCCTACACCTCCCGAACCACGTCGTTAAGCACGCCCGATTCGAGCATCGCCTGTCGGACAGCCATTGCTATGTCTACGCTATGGTCCAGGAATGACTGGCTATCCATCGCCTGAACCTGCACCGTGATCTGCGCCGGTGCAACATTCTGCCCTCCACTGGAGGTAGCCCTCGGAATTCCGCCCTGCGGATTGTCCACTGCGAACGCCGCCCTTCCCGTCTCACCCACTCCTCCGTCGATTTGTATCGATGGAGGCATAACGAACTTCGTCAATGGAGCCGGCGCGGCGCTGTCTCCGCTTCCCGAGAACAGGCTCGCGATCCCCGAGATAAGCGGGCTCAGCCCCAGCCCCGCTCCGAAAATATCCAATAGCGTATTTCCTATCGATGGAGCCGGGGAAGAGCTACCCGGCGAATCTGCGCTGGCCGTACTCCGCGAACTCGCCTGAATCGATTCTGTGGCCGCCTGACTCGCCGTCTGCAACTGCTGCAGCTGCTCTGCCAGCTTCGCGATCTCGTCGCTCAGACTCCCGCCACCCGAAGTGTTCGCCACCGTCGCTCCTGCCAACACATCGCCCACGGTTCCCGGATCACTTGCCATTCAGTCCCTCCGCCCGCAGTTCTTGTTCCAGTGCCAGGAATGCATCTGCCTCACGCGCCGTCGGATCCCTCCATCCCCACGTGCGCGCCGCGAAGAATCTCTCCAGCAGTTCAATACTCTCCGCGGTCATCAGCGATTTGGGACATTCCTCTGTCGCTGCCGTCCCCCGAGCCCACACGATTCGCCTCGCGCCCCGCCGTTCCTCCGGCAGAAACCCGCACCGTCTCCGCGCTTCCAAACCCTGCTTCCGGCACGCGTCGCACTCCCATCGGCACCCGTCACCGCGCAGGAAATGAAATGCGACGATCAGTTTTTTCGTTGCTCTTCGCTTAGTCCGCACTCGCGCTTGATACGGCCCAGCATCTCCTTAGCCAGATCAAGTGGACCCTTCTCGATCAGCGCAGCCGGCGTCGCCGCGTCTCCGTCAATGGTCAGCGCCTGGATCTCTTCCAAGCCCCACTCGAGATACACGCGGTCGATCTCCGCCGTCAGCACCGCCGCCTCGAGCTTCTCTCGCGGATCCTTCCCAGCTTCCAGAAACTCGACCTTCCGACCGATCTCCCGGATCTTTCGCGCCAGCTCGATTCTCCTCGCCACGGAAATCCGCGCCACTCGGAACCGTACACCTGGATAAGTCTCCGCGTCGAACCACGCCGAGCTTTCATGCGCCGCACTACCCGAAAGCGATATACAACTCGTCATCCACTGTCCCCTGTGCCCTATCGTTTTGAAACGCCCACTGGAGCCGTGTCTCCCCGTCGTCGAACTCCGGCACTTCCGGAACCATCGCCGGCATATACGCCCCGAACAGTTGCCCTGGCTGCTCTCCCAACTGCAACATCACCCCGATTGGCGACCTCTGCCGAGCCGCCTGATACAAACCCTTCGTCTGCGCATCGTCGTGCTCGAAGATCTTGAAATTCAATCGCACGGTTCGTTCACCCGCCGTGATGCACCTCGCAAAATCGCTTCCGAACTCCTGCAGCCTCTGCGCGATGCCGTTCGTCATCGTCAGTTGTGCCGCCGTCAGCGTGAAAAACTGGCTTTCGGGCGCACCCATCCACACTTGTCCCAGGTGCCCCGGCACAATCGTATAGTCGAAGTCTGCTGAAGACGGTTCCGCTGGATAACTCACCAGTCCGGCCTCCCCGCTCACGAAACTTGCGCTGTCCAATAGGTCCTGCGAGGGTCCCGAGAACTCGAACTCATGAAAGTCTCCGTTCACCGTGACTTTCATCCCGTCCATGGCCGCGCCGTTCAGGATCCGCTGCACCACCGTGCTCGGATCCCAGTAGTCGTAGATCGTCGTGCTCCCCAAGTCGGTGGCCAGTCGGAATGTCGCCGTCGCCCCGATAGTCGATCCTGCCACCGGATCCGCAGTGAACGCCGCGTTGATGAACACTGTCGTCGTGTCCTGTATTGCTGTCACGAACCGTATCTCGCCGCTGGACGTGATTGCCTGACCCGGCGTCAGCCCGTGCGCCGCGGCGAATTGGATCTGCGTCTGCCCGGTGACCGCCGCCACGGTTCCACCGGCGAAAATAACCGGCGAGGCACCCATCGTCGCCTGGAACAGCGGCCCATGAGTAGGCAGCAATGTCTGATCCGTCCATTCCGTCATGAACGTATTCAACTGGAAGCTTGTCCGCCTCCGAATTCGGTTCGGTAGCCCGGCAAACGTGCGGCTGCCAGTCTTATCCCGGCGCCCCGTCTGTTCGGAAAGCTGGCGCGCGGTAAGCTTCACCAGCGGAATCCGATTCGCGCCCGTGATCCCTGCGGCCTGACCGTAATCCGACTCTAGCGCCACGAACACCCGGTTGTTATTCGACGATATGTAACAGCTCATAGTGACACGTCAACCTCAAATTCCACCTTCGCGATTTGCAGGAAGTTCTTCCCGCCATGCCGCACCGGATCGATACTCACGTCATATCCCCCGGTGAAAAATGCACCTTCTCCCCAGCTTCCCCGATTCGCATCCAGTACCTGAGTAACTGCTTCCACATACAGCCGTAGTCGCTCCTCCACGCCTTCAATCCGATCCTGCGAAACCCGCACCTCCGCGACCGTCCGTACCTTCCCCGAAAAAGTTCGGAACTTCTCCGTAAGCAAATTCCGAACGCGGTCCGTGTACACATAGACCGCCGGATATTTCACCACCTGCGCTCGCTCACTCAGCTCGAAAGAAACGTTCTGGTTCACCACGTGGGCCGGCGGGATGGGAGCCAGCTCCACCGCGGCCTCTTGTGCGATCCCCGCTACCGCCGGACCGAGTCCCGTATCTGGCGCCGTCAGAAACTCCACCATCTTGCGCGTCGCGACACTTCCTGTCTTGGCCATCGCTTCAACCTCGCCGCAGCATCCAGCCGCCACTGATATAGATGTCAGGGGATTGCCCGTTGCCCGGTGCTGCGCCCGCCGTCAGCCCGCTCTCCGGTAGCGTGAAACTCTGCCCCACCGGAACCGGCATTGAATTTTGCAATGCCAGCGCATCCGGAGTGAGCCCAAGATAGACGTTGAATCCCGTCGCGACAGTCGGAGGATTCACCATCTGGACAACCGGAAGGCCGCCTGCCGGCGCACCATAAGCCGTCATTTCGCTGGGCTCTCCCTCCTGCCCGGACGCCACAACCCACGACGCCCGCGCATAGTACGTAGTCTCGGGAATCAGACCGGCCACGGCACTGAACACCGGAGTCTGCGCCTGCGGAATCGGAATCAGCGCCAGCCCCACACCGAAATGAAATGTGTGTTCCCGCGCGTTCCGCGCCAGCTGCCGGTACTCCAGAAACTTTGGCTGATACCGGTCGTTCAGTTGATTGTTGAACGCATCCCGGTACACGATTTCCAGCGTGTGTACCGCATGCCAGCGCTTCAGCTGCCGCGTCACCACCACATCCGATACGCCTGTCTTCCGGCGCTGCGCCGCGGGAGTCCCGGCCTGGAGTCGCGAGAATAATTGCACATTTGTGCCGGCGTGATCCAGGAGAAAATCGAGGATGTCCTCCGTGATTTCTTCGGTCGCCAGGTCCAGCTTCACTCCCAGGTCAATCGACTCCAAGTTCGCCAGCCCAAGAATCGCCGATTCATACACGCGCAAGTTTTCGTCGTTATTCGGACTACCGTCGGTCAGCAACATGGAATTGCGCCTCTTTCCATTTCGCCTCCGCTTCGGCCCGGAATTGCGCCGCCTCCTCCGGATTCGCGAGGTCTGCCTTCCCGTCGGCGATTAAGCGCGCCGCTACCGCTCGTGGCAGTTCCGTTTTCACCCCGGCCCGGCCTCCATCCGGCGTTGCGCGGCTGGTCACCACCGTGAACACTGCCTCGATTACAGCCTCGATCTTGCGAATCTTTTCGTAATACGCGAGTAAATCCATAGGTCGCTTTCAGCAGGTGAGGCCGGCTCCAGGCCGGCCCGTTCCCTAGCTATTCACCTGCACCCCGAAGCTGTTTCTCAGCACGCCTGTTCCGTAAAGTACGTCTACCGTGAACTGCTGCGCCAGCGTGTTTGGCTGGTAACTCATCGTCACCCGCATCCCGAAGTTGCCCAGTTCAGCGTACTCCGCGATCGCCCCCGTCCCCGGCAACGGTCTCGGGAGTCGGCGCACTACCAGACCCATCGCGTCCCGCGCGAACGCCACGTTGTGGGTGGTCACCGGGCTCGTTCCCGTCTTATTCACGAACTGCGAGCGAAAGATGTAAAAGTCCTTCATCTTTCCAACCGCACCATCCACCAGTGCCCGCAAACCCGCCTCGCCCGCTGTATTGAATTCGCTGAACCGGGGAATCTGCCGCAGCGTCGAATACGTCGCCGGATCCACCACCAGAAACTTCGCGACGTTCGGCGGAACCTTGGCCGCAAACAGCGCTGTCTCGGCCGAGTCCACCACGGCTTCCGTGATCGCCGTCCCCCCAGTCCCCACGGCCGTGTTCGCGGTCAAGGATCCGTACAAACTCAGAAGGTCCGACTCGATCTTCTCCGCCAGCGCAACCACCGCCGGTTGCATATACAGCTTCAGGAGGTCCGGGACCGCCAGAATCTTGGTCACGTCCGGAATCAGGAAAGTTGACTCTGCATGCGTGTTCAGCACGATCTGCGCATTGTCCAAGCTCGGATTTTGGGTCAATACCGTACTGCCCTCCGTCAGGTTGTGCGCCGTCATCGCCGGCGGAATCGGCACGTTGATCGTGTCCCCCGCTTGCGCCAGCGCCGGCTCATAATCGCGATTGACCAGGTTGCCCATGACAAGGTTCCCCATCAGCGCGGGTAGCGCATCCGCTGCCACCAGCTTCACAATCGCGTTCGCTACATTACTCGATGTAATTGCACCCATTAATTCCTCCTCTTCTGACTCCTGCTTTTTAGAACCCGCGTAGCGTTTGCGACGCCACCCGCGCGATCTCCTGCCTTGCCCTGTCCATCTCTTCGGCACTCATCCCCGGCCGGATTTTGTCGATGTCCACCGCCCCCACCCCCGCACCGCTCCCCCCGCGCGTCCCGCCGGTCGCTCCCGACCCTCCAGCTAACCTAGCCGGTAGCAGTTCCGGATTCTCCCCCACGAATTTCTCAAGGAATGCTTTCATCTCTCCGGCTTCGTGCGGAATTTCGTCTTTCACCGCCTTGTATGCCAGATCGAGCTTCGCCACGCCCAGCTTTTGCAGTTCCGCCCGAATCGCCGATCCCCGCTCCGCTTCCTCCACCCGCCTTTCCAACCCTTCCCTCCGCCGGCGTTCTTCGGCCAGTTCGTCCAGTACCGCTCGAATATCCATCTCCTCAGCCATACTTAAGCCCCCTCAATTTCTGCCGCGATCCGGTCCTTTACGTCCTGCCGCGAATCACACAGGTACTTCAGTGCCAGCTTCTTGAAGACTTCTTTGGTTAGCGTCGGCGACGCGACGCCCAGCGTCAGTAGCTGCTTGGCGTCTTCCAGCTCCGTGCCGAAGTCCGCGATATCAAACTCGTCCATGCCTGTGACGCTCACCTCCAGCCCATCTTCGCGAGCCGCCACCGTCGCCCGGAGAACTCGCCGGATCTGCTCCTTGATCGCGTCCCCGTATCCGCGCAGTACCTCCTGCGTAATGGAGAAATCCATCTGCTTGCTGAGCGCGCTCTGGCTGTGCGCCGAGCCGCTATCCTCTACGCCGGCCTGGCTGAGATAACACACCCTGTAAATCTCTTCCCGCAGCCGCACCAGGTTGTCCGCCGCGATCTGGTAAACCTTTCCTTCCGGCTCCGTCCAGCCGAACCTGTCCTGCGGACCCAGCTGGATGTAATAGCTCTCTCCCACCATCTGGCTCCACTCACGATCCGAATACACCACGGGCATCGCGAAAAGCCCCATCGTCAGCGCCCAGCTCAGTGCGTTCGATTTATTGAAGTGCTCCAGTTGTAGCGAACCCGCCCGGTTGAGCATCCACAGCCCTTCGGGAATCCGCAGCGCAAACAGCGGCGTTTGCCCGAGCTTCGCCAGCGCGTGGTTTCCCTGGTCGATGACTCCGTCTTCACCATAAATTCGATAAGTCCGCTTGTCGTAATACGACCACTTGGTCTCCGTCCGCCACTCCGGATCCTCCACCCGATCCTTCTTGATCTGCTTAGTCCGGATCACCACCCACTCGAAGTTCCCGTAATCGTCTAAGCTCCAGTTGATGACGTCGTCCGCGCCATATTCCACCAGATACGCCCGTGACGCCCCGCTTGCGTCTTCTTCCCCGCGCGTCCCCGGCCGCGTCTTCGCTCGCGGAAAATCCACCAGGACATAGCTCGTCCCCGTCACCAGGCTCTCCGTGAACTGCCGCCGGAAGAAGTCCGCCAGCGACGTGCCTCTCCGGTCGCAATCCTCAACCATCGCGCTGAAGAAAGTCCTGGAGGCGTCATCGTTGCCTTCGAACGTGATCGCCGGTTCCCGCCGGAACAACGTAGCCGCGTACCAGTCGACGATCGATCCCACGTAGTTTTCGTAGAAAATCCTGCACAGCCGCTCCGCGTATACCTCGCCGGGCTCCCTCTGCCGGGGAATCAGGTACTCCGCCGCGTTCACCCGGAACTGTTCCCCGCCCGCGTACAAATCGCGATATCTGCGCCACGCGGCCTTCTTCACCACGTACTCCGGATGCTCTTGATCAATGTCAAACGCCATCAGATCAGCCTCGTTCCTCGCTCTCCAACCTTTTCCCCCACCCGCAGCTCCTGCCACACCAAATAACCCAGCGCATCCGACAAATGCGTCCGGCGCGGATCCCTGTCCTTGTCGATCACCTGAGTGTTCTCTTTGTAAGCGACCTGCTCCAGATCCTTGATCAATTCCTTGCAGCGCGAATCAATCGTCATCTGCTGAAATGCCACATTGACCACCATCACCCGATCCCGCACCGCCGGATTCGACCGTGGAACCTTGAAATCCACCACTCCATACTCACCGCTCCGGAAGAACTTCTTCAGCACCGCCAGATCCGACATCCCCGTCGTCTGCATGTGCGCTCCCGATGCGTCCGCATACACCTTGAGCCCTGCACTGTGTTCTGGAAACCGGTTCTGAAATTCCTCACACGCCTGCTGCGTCGTCGCCCGGCTCAGTACGATCTCGTCCAGCACCACCACCCCCTCGCCCCCCACTTGCGCCACCACCGAGCACATTGGATCCACGTTGAAATCCAGCGCCCACAGCAGCGCCCGCGTCCGATCCACCTTTACCTCGGCGACATTCTTCTCCCGCTCGAAGGCGTAGTACACCCGGCCCGTATGCAGATGCAGATACTCGCCCAATACTTCCTGTTGATAGAACCGCGTATCGTAGCTGCTCTTGAGCCGCTCATAGTAATCCGGCACCCGATCCAGCAGGTGCCGATTCTCGAACGCCTGCGCCGTCACTACTTCGTAACCCTCGACGCGCTCTGCCACGAACCGCTCGTAGACCCAGTCGTATCCCTTCGGCGTCCACATCGCGAATCCGCACAGCCTGGCTGCCTTTGGATCCCTCAACCGCCCTTCCAGCCGCAGCCAGGCTTCTTCTGACGTGTACGTCAGCTCGTCCAGTCCGAACCACGCCAGGTTACTCCCGCGCAACCGCTCGAACTCCTCCACCGCCCGAAACAAGATCTTCGATCTCGTCTCCTTCATCACCAGGAAATTCTCCGCACGATTGACCTCGTGCGGAATTCCATTCTTCACCAGCGATTCGAGCAGCGCCGCCACCGTCGCATCCCGCAACATCGGATACGTCGGAGCGCCGATCAATCCCGTCCGTCCAGGATTCAAGTAACT